CCTATATATAGTTTTGTATGGGTTTTGTTGGTATCCGTGCAGGTGGCGGGGGACCGGGGTGTTTTACTGGTTAATTCCAAAGCAGCCGTTCATAGCGCTTGACACTCCGATGGGCCCGTCATCCACGGTATAGGGGTTTGATCGCTGGTTTTCCTTCCAAATGGTTGCAAAGTCTCAGATGGCAGTCCAACGTATTAGGCTCGTTCCAGTCAGGACACCTGCTGCACCACCCAGTGTGATAACCTGAGTGAAAGCATCAGTTCCATTTGCTGATACATAGATGGAAGCTGACACAGTGCCGGATCCTGCGGAACCGACGGCGGCAAATTCACTAACCGGAGGGGAAACGCGGAACAGCGAGGTCGCATTCTTCTGGAAGTCCAACTTCACAGAGAGCTCCTCATTGACTGTATCCGCAGCCCAAACCATTAGATCGACAAGATAGTTTCCAGGTGGGGGAACCATCGAACCTGCAGTATTAACAACATTCACTCCATTCGCGACAGCCGTAGCATTCAAAGCTGTGGCAGGCGTTGCGGATGTATAGGTCTGAGTTGTTGTTGACTGAAACAGGGAGACTGAGTTGTTAGCGGGGGGGCCAGCCAAGTTTTCCAGGACAGGCTTCATCAAGCGACAACGATACACAACATGAAGTTCTCCTACCTCGGTGTTTGATGGAATACCTTGCGTTGCGACGTTCAGATTTCCGACGTCGTATGTCTTAATATCAGCAGCACCCGGGAGACCTCCAACACGAACGAACTTCGCATCAGTTGCAGTAGCGTTCATATCGCGTGGGTCAAGAGGTAAGCTGAAAGACTGGCACGGCATAGCATCAGCATGCGGGATAGTGTCTTCCATTTGTTGTTTCGTAGCAGGAGGTGGATCACTAGCATCATAATCGATGCTGAGAATGACCTTCCCAGTTTGACCAGCGGTAGCGTACTCAGAAACTTCTTTCTTATACACAAATGCCAGCTTCTCAAACCGGTACTTTTCAAACTGCTTCGCAATGGTTGATAGCCAAGGAAAAAGTGCTGCTTGTCCAGGATTAATAGGATAAGCAGTAACATTGAAATTGGGTTCATTCGCAACATTAACAGCTCCGACGAACTCAGATTCTTCAATAACCATATCACGCCTTGAGGTTCTAATCGAGGATGTGGCGCCAACACCAGTCATCCCTGATTTCTCCTCCCAAGGTGAGCCAAAAGCATCAATGCCAAGGGGTCCGCGGGCGAAGCCTGCTCCACGAGCACGAGGCCTGCGCTGCCGCGAACGACCTTTCCTTGACGGATTAGGTTGTGTAGATTTCTGAGCTGGTCCTGCTTGTTGAGGATTCTGCCCATTTCTTCTCTGTCTCTGTCTTCTACGACGAGCGGACTTTGAAGGACTTGATTTGTTTGCATTAGTTTGTATGTTCATCAACTTGTAGTTAAAAACGAAGGGGGGAAATATTCTTTCGATAAACTCGGGTCCCCAAGCAGACCCGCTACAAGTTGGCATTCTGGCGCTTAGCTGCTGGGCTTACCACCTTTAGCAGTGGGCTTCGCAGTTTCTCGGCGGGGCGACCCTTCTACAGGTTCCTTACCCTTGCCTTCGCGCCAAAGCGTTTTTCCGGTTTTCTCTGGTCTCTTTGTCTTGTCATCAGTCTTTTCAGCCTGCCGCTTAGGGTCTTTTGAACGTTCCACCCAAGTGCCTTCAGCAATCTTCTTAGCTTTGAAGGTCTCAAAATCAACTTTGGGGGCGACCGAGGGCTTCGGCTTAACGGGAGGTTTATCACCGACCAATTCACCGTTTATAACCACAGTGCTCTTAGGCTTGGCTTCTGTGGGTTCCTGTAACAACGGTGGGGTCAACAAAGCGTGTAAGGAATTGACTTTCTCCAACCAAGTCATAAACCTCTTAAAGTCACAATTGGGCATAACAGAATGGACGTATTCCATCATCCAGTCAGCTGGCTCATTCCTATATTGTGATTCTTCAGAAAAGGATGTGCACCATGCTCGCATAGGGGCTGTCTGGGGGTTCGCAACGAACTCACCATTCAGCAAGAACCTGGCTTTGCGCACAAAATCTCCGAGGATCGGTGTATTCTTATCAGTCAACCAATACGCTCGGCACTTTTCTAAAAGTTTCATCAAAGGAGTGACACCATGTCCCAATTGAACAGTCACATGCAACTTTGTGAGTTGGCGGGGGAGATCACAACATGTATTAACGTCTCCACTCCACACATCAGGTGAATATACTCTTGCAAGAAACTTAACTCCGATGCAGTGTTTCTTGACCTTATCCACGGTTAAAACTTGGCCAATCATTTGAGCCGCCCTGATGTAATTGGATATATGCACATCAGCGGTTAGACCATCATCGCCGCCATACATCCCGAGCTTTTTCCAAGCTGCTAGGGGACTTAGGCTTGTTCCATCTGGGCGATTTAGTCGGAATTGAAGATAGCTCACAAACGCGTTCACGACACCGTTGAAACTTGAAGTTTCAGGTGATCCGGACAAACGCGCCTCCTCTGAATCATAAGTCACAAGATCCATTGGGTCAGGGGTCTGAACAAAAGCTTTCAATCCATACTGGGTCCGATGTAGTTTCAGAACCTCTTCTTTGTACTGGTGCCTGAATGCTCGATTGAGAACAAGAGCTTCCAACTCACGCATTAAGTTCGAACCATGACCATCGAACTTTGAAAAATCGGAGTTGGACACATCCTCAACGGCTAAACCGCACACTTCCGCAATGCGCAACGCAATTTGCTGCGGAGTTTTACCAAAAGCATACCACGGCTGATGCTTCAACACCTTCTCTGTGAACGCGTATATAAACAATGAATACGCCGCTTTATCATTCCCACAAATCTGGGAAATCAAGCGCATAGCCTTCAACTCACCGTAAGTCTCTTTCTTAACGAACGCCGCAACAACGCGTTTAATATAGTCACCAGGTAACAAGGTTTCTAATATTCTACGCTGTGTAGGTTTGCTTTGCTGATCGTACAGGAAATCGACATCAACGGGATCGATCTGGTTAGGTTCAGGGATTAACAGCTCAACGAATTCCAACATGACTTGATGTAAAAATGGTGTCATGATTAACTGCCCGGGTTTGACTTTCTCAATGCGCTCTTGGACACCATGTTGAATGTTCGTCAACGAATTGGCAGGCACAAAGCAGTCTCCAAGCAGTGGGGACATAAATGGAACAACAATCGGCTTATCCGCAGGGTCATATGACGGAGGGTCGAAATGATACAACCGTATTGAATCCGAGACGGGGCAAACGACATCCGGTTTTGACGATGGAAGGGTTGCGTCGAGATTTCCATCGACCAAAGCTCTGTTCCATTGCATCAAAACTGCACCAGCTGTCTTATCACCACCGGCCAGAGACACGGCTTGGGGTAAGGTAAAATCGTACTTAGAAGTCTCCGCAATAGTCTTACATGTGTCATCCACTTCCACTGGAACTGTGGCCTGAGCGTATTCACCAACTTTTCCGGTTGACACGAGAAAACCTTCCATGGAGTGAACTTTCAACCGAAGGAAAGCTCCATGCACAAGATTTAATCGCACCAATGAACGTCCAAATAAAAGGACCCGGGCGAAAAGGGCGAACATGCCAGTCCACATAGAAAGTGGGGTCAAGAGAACTAGTTCATGATCTAAAGAAGTAATTCTACGATCTATGCCATATGTAGCGGCTTTGTAAGGTATACCAAAGAACGACTTGTATACCATTATGTTGTCGTGGCTATAATTCCAAACGCTGTGTTCATACAGGCCACCACCAGTGACACGATACTCAACACGGTTATACTTATTGAACGTATAAGAGTATTCCGAGCTCGTGCGCGATACTTGGCTAGGCTGAAATGTGTACAACACAAGTGGACGAAAGTTATCACATAAGAACGAAGGCATGTCAACATACTGGTCAACATCTACCATAGCTAAAAGACTATATTCAGGGGGCATGAACTCCTCAGGCTGAACATTTAAGTCTTTACTCCAGAAATGAACTCGGCTACCAAGCCGATTCTTACGCTCATCAGTTCGCGATCGTTGCACAAAATACGGTTCTAATCCAACCAGGGGACCAAGCCTATCGATAAACGTTGAGGCTACGGTACGATCACAAGCGCTTACAGCGTGTGTATGGCCTGGCGAGGGTTTAACGCGTGAAAATTGTAATGACGTAAAATGAGAACGCAAGTGTTCCGGATTTTGCTGTGGCAAATGCGTAAATGGACGCAGACACTTCATAGCAACTTCTTGCAACCTGGTACGTAAACTAATCCCAGAGTAGAAGTATGTGAAGATAATTAAAGCGACGACAAACAAACAAAGCAAGCATAAATCAAAATCTGAGTACACAGGCTGCACCCTATAGATTTTATTGACTAACTCACAATAACGTGTTTGACTAAAGGTCGTTACGAAGAAAAAGGTTTGTGGAGGTGCACACGCCCAATTTGACTGCCAATACTCGCTAATAATCTTGCGCAAGCCAAGGCTATGGTAGTGTCCCTCAAGAAACAAATAAAGATTGACCAAGTTACCAGGAAGGTTGTCCCAAAAACTAACAATTTCCAAAACAAAGGTAGGTAACTCAGAGAAAACATATGCAAGGTAGCCATAACAGGCATCCCATGCACCAACCAAGGCGACAACCAACTGTGTCACCAAGGTAAAAAGATATAGTGATGGATCAACAATAAGATCCATGAACTTTTGGGCCACGAAGGCCGTGAGCATTATAATTTCCATAAAAGGTTATTATAATG